AAAGTAGCTGAAGATATTCATATTGTAAAATGTCCTAATTGTGGATATGCTGGAAATGAAGAAGAATTTCTACCTCCTAATACTCCTCCAGAAGCTGCGGATTTTTATACTTGCCCTAGTTGTCAACAAGATATGCCTTTAGATGCAGATTCTACATATCCTTTTGAGGAAGATGATGCTTTGTTTTCTTCTAAAAAGTCTTGGAGAGAAAAGTTAGCTTACATTTCCAAAGAAGATAGCGGATATACGGTGCGTAGCGAAACAGGAAAGAAACTGAGAAAACACCCTACTACCAAAGAAAAAGCTAAAAAGCAATTGCAAGCAATCGAGATAAATAAGTATAAAAGGGGGTCTAAAGAGGAAGATACTTATCCCTTTTCAATAACTTCTGGTCCCGGAGAAGAACACCAAATATATAATGAAGAAACTGGGGATATGGAATATGTAGGTAGAGGAAAGGAAGCTGAAAGAAAAGCTAAAGAAATTATACAGAGAAAATTACACCGTAGGAGAGCTTTTTTACAACAAAAAGCTGATATTTCTTTTCAAAATCGTCCTGATGGTACGGTAAAGATAGATGTAACATCTCATCCTAATGAGCCTTTAACTCAGAATCCTAACACTCAACAACCTCCACCAATGAGTCCAGAGCAAGTACAAAATCAGCAGGTGGAAGAAACCTCGGAAAAGAAATCTACGTTAAAAAAAAAGATCGCTTCAGAAGATTATGAAGCCTTAGCTAAAGACTATGGTGTAATATTTAAGGGTATTCAAAAAGATCTTCGTAATCCTACTGCCCCCGGATTTCCGATGTTTGAAGATCCTGCTACAAAATCTACTTTTTTACTAAGACCCGACGAGACACTACCCCATGCTATTGTAAGGTCTCAATCTGCTTTTAGTTTACATCCTAAAAATAAATTAACTTCCTCTGCTGCTTTTGAAAAAGCCCTCGCGGATTTACACGTTGTAGGAGAGGATTTACAGAGAAAAGAATCTTCTTGTTCTGATAATCCTATAGAATCTTGGGTTATTCGTAAAGATGGTAATTTAGCTTTAATTGGTAAACAATGTAACACTCATTGCGGAATCTTTATAGAAAAAGATGGGAAGGTAATTAAAGAAAATAAACTAGAAAAAACAGCTAATAATCTTACCTGGCGAGAGCTTATTAATCAAGCAGAATGGGAAGTTGAATACGAGAAGTATCTAAACCAAGAAGGAACATAAAGATGTACAATTGGCGAAAAGTTTTTACGTCTTCTGACATAATCAAAACAGCTACTACTTCTTGCCCCTGGTGTGGATCTAGTAATCCTCCTGTTCCTACAGAAGAACATTTAGATGAGGCTATTTTTGAACACCAGCCAAAAGATCTATACCATGCTCTACGTAATCCTTTAATGTGTCCAGATTGTCTACATGTAGGTAGCTATGAAGATTGGCAAGCGGAAGAGAATAGGATGACTTCTCTAGATAGTTTACATGCTTCTAATTATCGTTTAGGTAATCCAGGCCGTAACTGCGCAGCTTGTCAACTGTTCGCTTCTCAAGAAAATCCTCTTTCTATGACAGGACAAGTTCCCGAAGAAAACAAGGCAGGAGTTTGCGGCGTACACAACACAAGAGTTGTTGGAAAGATGTTGTGTGACGACTTTAAACCTGAGAAAAGGGATCCTTACCATTCTTTAGATATGCATGAAGGCGTTGGTGAAGACGATGGATGGTAATTTAAAACTTTCCTGGGAAGAACCGAACATAGCTTCTTTGGTTTTATCTCGCGCTGCATTGAGTTGTTTGATGGCTCCTGTAACTGTTACGAAAGAAATAAAAGCTTTACAGAAGCTAATTCCTGATGATGTTATTTATTCTCCCGATAATCCAGATTACGGAAGAGAAGTATATCCCCATATCACTGTTTTATTTGGACTTGTAACAGAAGATATAGAAGCTGTAAAGAGAGTTGTTCAGGACTCAGATCCCATTGATTTAGTTTTTGATAACAAAACGTCAATTTTTGAACCCGATCTTGAATACGATGTTGTAAAAGTTGCGGTTAAATCTCCACAGTTATTTGAAATGAATAAAAAATTACAAGATAAATTTGAAGTAAAGACAGATCATAAAGAGTATAAGCCCCACTTAACAATTGCTTATGTTAAGAAAGGAAAGGGAAAGAAATACGACGGGTTGTCAGTTTCTTTACCTAATATGAAATTAGATACTTTGGATTTTTCTAATCACAATCACGATAAGACATCTTTTTCTATTCAAGGAAAGAAAGCTTCTTTGGTTTTAGGGTCTGTTCATACTGATTATTTAAAAGAACACGAGATAGAAGAGAGAAGTGTAGGTCTAGGTTTTAGTGAAAAAGAACAAAAATGGTATGGTTGGTCCCACCGAGCAATTCAAGGATTTGGAGTAGGAGATAAACCAAGCGAACCAAGCCCAACCGGAGATTCTGCTCTAGATAAAAAAATTAATACAATGCAAGAAGCTGAAGAGGCAGCACGTAATTTTGCTGAAGCTGTTTCTTCGCAAAAGCCTGTAAATTTATCTTTGAAAGTTTTTTCTGCAAAGGGGGATATTATTGTTAACCTTCCTGTTCCTGGAGGAGAGGGAACATTACAAGGAAAGGTTATTTATAGAAAAGATAAAAAAGGTGGAACTACGGCATATTATTATGATGCAGAAGGTAAATTACATAGAGAAGGAAAGCCCGCAATAATTGGTCCAAAAGAGGAAGCTTATTATAATCATGGATTGCTTCATAACGAGGAAGGACCGGCTCGTATTTTATCTAACGGAACGAAAGAATACTGGTTAAATGGTAAGCCCTTGACACAGGAAGATTGGACAGAGAGGAGGGGTAAAGAAGAGCTTTTATTGCCAGATTTATCTTTAGTGGAGAAGAAAGAGAAACCTTCTTTGCCGGAAATAAATCAGATTTCTATAAAGGATTTATCTTTACAAAACGTTCCTGGGGATATTTGGCAAGCCCACCTTTTATCTGGCAGATCTGTTTATTTTACTTTCGAGACAATTGAACATGTTGGAGAAAAGGAAATTACAGGTTATGGAAAATATTCTTTATATGAAGATGATATCTCTAAACATGATAATACAAGATTTACTATCCATGATTATGACGGGCCTTTTAAAAAAGTAAAAAAAGCAGATATAATGCCTGAATCTTCTTTAGAGTTACCTGGAGGAGAGAGTTACCAAGATTCGGATTTAATGGATATACAGTTCGATGAAAAAGTAAAACATTCCCCGACAGTTAGAAAAGAAGATCAAGATATTGTTAAATATAGGTTAGATCTTCAGAATGAAGAAAAGTTTTTTGAAAAGGGGTTACATCAGAAAGTGAATATGCCTCAGGTAACAAGACCTATTGTACCCTACGGTAGTTTGAAACTTTCTTGGGAAGAAGACGAATTTAAGGTAGGGGATAAAGTAAGAATATTGTCGAAGAGTATAGGCGCTTCTTTAGTAGATTCCTATACAAAGGTTGGGGATACAGGCAAAATTATTGAGTTAGTTGTTCCAGGCACCAAGATGTGGGAGCATTTGCATTTAGCTTATTACTTTAAAGCTATAAAGGGGGAGGGAATAGCCTATCACGTTATCTGTTCTAGTCCTGGGGGCGGAGTATTTTTACAATCTGATCTTGAATTAGTGGAAAAAACCTCCATATTATCGAGTTTAAAACTATGCGACTAGTTTCTAACGATACATACTCTTTTGGCGACGGAACTTTTGCTTGGTTTGGGTTAATTGACCCTAAACTTTTTCAAAGATATACCTGGTTATTGTCTATTCCTATTTTTACGCCTGTAACTATAGGTATAAAAGGAGTTGGTTCTTCTACTATTCCTTCTGGAATTACAGCCCTATCTCAAAAAGTTAGTGTTGGAAGTCCTAAGATAGGGGTTAGTGTAAGAGATTGTTAAAAATACCGTTTATTTGGTGAGGAATTTATGTCAATGCGATTTAAGTTAAAAAAAGGAGCAAAGCAAGATTTAACAGTTACTTTTGATGTAACTAATCTTCCTTCAGGCTCCTTGAGTAATTTGACAATTGAGTGGTATGTAAAACGTACTATATCTCAATCTGTTATCGATATTTTTAAAACTACTGCCTCTGGCAGTATTTCCGTCGTAAGTGCTACAGCAGGTACTGCAACTATACATATGGAACAAGCCGATACTCTTGATCTCTATGCAGGTGATTACTTGTGGGCTTTTAAACTTTATGATTCTAGTAAAAACTTAGTTGCTCTATCCCCCGATGATTCTAATGGGGATTTAGTTCTTTTAGATTCTCCAGCTACAGGATTGGTGTAATATGTCTACTTATACAAACAAGAAACTAATTAACCCTCAACTTCTTTCAACTGCTTCAGGTAGTCTTATTTACACAGTTCCTACTGGTGTTTCGACTATTTTGACTGTGATTTCTGTAGTAAATACTACCCCTACTACATTGCAATTTGACTTACATTTATGCAATCAAAGTGCAGTCGCTTCTATTGCGAATGCTCTTATTTACAATTCTGAGATAGATGCTCATACTGTAACTAATTTTAATTTTGGGCATGTATTATCAGCCGGAGATGTCGTAAGAGGTTCCGCTTCTGCAGCAGGTCTTGCCATACATCTTTCCGGTATTGAGATTTCTACTTAAAACTACGTGTATATTATATGTGTAAGTAAGCTTAAATATTACTTACTCTATAACTACTCCTTATATAAACCCCTTTACTTTCCGTGAAGGGGTTTTTTGTTTTTACGTGTATTATATATGTATGTGTAATTAACTATGTAGTGATTATTTCTTTAAGAAAGGATCTATGTATGTTTATTAAAGAAGTTTCTCTAAAGCGTAATGGATTGAGCTGGAAGCTCTACCATTTTGTTTTTCCCTGGGCTCCGAGATACGACAACTACTGTCCATTTTTTTGGCTCACAATACTCGCGAGCATTCTTTTTCCTATTATCTTTCCTTTTTGGTTATTTTTAAAGCTTATGAAATTCATTACTCGTCTGGTAATTTGGGGTATGGATTTTGTTGGTAATAAGTTTGAAAATTTCGTAACAGGATCGCTTGAAAAATGCCTTTTTTCTTTATCAGGAGAAGATACTTTAAAGTTTTTAAGATACAGGGAAAATTTATACGACAACGATATTTATGTGCTTCCTGTTTGTGAAAAGAAAAGGTTTGAAAAAATTCGAAAATTATATTGGAAACTATATAGAAGAGCCTCCTATGATGTTCTAAGCAAGTTAGAAGATAAGGTTAAAAAAGAAAAGGTTAAATTTGATTGGGATCTATACATAAAGCAATTGCAAGACAAACAAGAAGCTTATGAGAAAAAGCAACTTTTAGAAGACCGGCGTAGAGAAGAGCGTATTAAGAAAATAGAGCAGAAAGCCAAAAATACGGCTAATCATTTGATTCCATTTGCAAAAGTGATTTCTGTGATTATCCTTATACCTGTAGCTGCTTTTGTTTGTTGGAAGCTTATATTACTTCTCGGCTGGATTTGGTACTGGATTGCTTACTTCTTTACTAATGTTATTAATTACGATAAGCTTTTAGCAGCAATTGTACTTAGTCTTTTATCTATTTTTGTTTTAGCTATATTATGTTCTATTGTCTGGGCTACCTGGATTGGAGTTAGAAAATTACTTTCCTCCCTCCCCGGAAAAATTAAAGCCCCGAGCTGGTTATGTATTACTAGTCAATGGGCATTGTTTTATGTTTTAAGGCCTTTAGGGCATTTTATTAGATTCTGTAGTTTAGCTTTCTGGACCATTATTAAGAATATTGGCGGCGGTTTTGGAAAAGGCATCGTATCTTTCTTTAAGTTCTTTTGGAACATATTTATTGCTTGGAAAGATAAAAATTGTCCGGCTATTATCTGGAGAGATTGATCAATGCAAACTCCAGGAGAGTTTTTAGCTTCACGTCCTTTAGAACAACAGCCCCTTGGTTACAGAAGCTTTGGTAATGACTTCTAATGACCAAGCGGCTGTGTATTATTTTAAGACGCACTTAGAAGATTATAAGAAAATGAGAAAAGGAGAAGTAGAGGAGAAATGATTTCGATTATCATACCTACTCGTTTAGGGGTGCAACATTCCGGAACGCTAAAAGAATGTCTTCAGAGTATCTGCGACTATACTGATCTTTCAGAAGGCGTAGAAATTATCATAGTGGCTAATGGTTGTAACACAGCTACTCACCTTTATTTGCATGCCCTACCCGTTCCTTTCTTTTATCTCTGGTATCCCGAACCTTTAGGATTTGCTAAAGCAGTAAATATTGGGATACAAAATTGTAAAGGAGATTATATTGTTATTCTTAATGATGATATTATCTTGCTTTCACAGACAAGAAATAATTGGATACAAAGATTGTCAGCTCCTTTTAAAGACCCTCAGATAAAAGCATGTGGAGTCGTAGGTATACATTCTTTGATTGATCCTATTACAAAGGCTCTCTTTGTTCCTTACTACTGTGTTATGTTTCGCAAGGATGTTTTTGATAAGGTAGGATTACTAGATGAGCAATTTAATTTAGGAGGGTGTGAAGATATTGATCATTGTGTAAGAATACAAGAGGCAGGTTATTGTGTAGTAAGCGTTGCGAGACGTTTACACGTAGAAAGAGAGCAAATGGTCGGGGATTTTCCTATTTATCACTATGCAGAAAAAACCGCTCAAACAATTCCTAATTGGAATGATAATTTTCAAAAGAATCAAGAGCTTTTGAAAAAGAAATGGGAAAAGTACCTTTTTAAAGTAGTTGTAAAAACAGAAGAAGAGGCCGGCGAAAATACTTGTATCGAAAAGCCCCCTCCGCTCCCCCTTCCCTTGAAGCTTAACATAGGCTGCGGTGATATGGTTATTCCAGGGTGGATTGGTGTAGATAAATATTACGAAAAAGCTGACCAACAATGGGATGCGATTGATTTACCTTTACCAAAAAATAGTGTTGATGAGATATATTCTAGCCACTTAATAGAACATTTTCACTTCCACGATGGGGAAAAGGTTTTAAAAGAGTGGTATAGAGTCTTAAAGCCCGGTGGAATTCTTACTATTGAAACCCCCGATCTATTAGCTACGTGTAAAAAGTTTGTAGAGTCTGATGAACAAGGAAGAATTGCTTTGTATCCCCAACTTTTTGGTTATCCTTGGGATAAAGGTCAAACCCACTTATTTGTATATACTCCAACACAATTACGGTGGTCGCTAGAGCAAATAGGTTTTAAAGATATACATCAAGAGCCCGCTTTAAGGTGGACAAATATTGTCGATACATGTATGAAATTTGTATGTAAAAAGTGAGGTTAGAAAAAATAAATAACAGGAGGATGTTATGGATTTAAGTGAAGAAAAAAGCAATTTGATATTTTTAATATTGAAATATTATAAATTTAATATTGATAAAATAAAGGAAAAAATATATAGCCATTTTTCCAGTTATATACTGGATGCTATTTATATTAATCCTGGAACTAATGCAGTTGATATATTTTTACGACCTACTCAGAAAAAAGATACTAGAAAAACACCCATAGCTGTTAGGATTGCTTTTAACAAATTTTCTGAAATAGTTCTTTATAAAGAATATAAAAATGGATTCATTTGCAATGACTGGAATAAATATTTAAAAGATAGACAATATGATGAATTTGAATTATTTTTGAAACACTTTGGAAAAGGAATAAAAATATTTACTCAATCTTTTCAAAAAGTAAAGCTTGTCCAATTACCAGAAGATGAACAGTACGTAGAAGCTTCAGATAAAAATTATTTAAAATGCATTGCGAAATGTCTTGGAGCAAATGCTATAATGAATTTTCAAGGAAAAGACGGTTATGTTATAGAAGAAGACATGGAAGGTACTCCTTTTTCAAGAGACATCTCTCTTTTTAGAGGTGTTCCTATTGTATTGTAATAACAGAATATCGGAAATTTGTTTGTAAGAAATAGGAAAGGATATGAATATAAGAAAATTGGTTATGGATTTAGAAGATGTAAAGGATGATGCCGCATGTAAATGTAACGTAGAAGATGTAGTAGAAAAGTTGAGTTACATTATAACTGAACTTAAACTAACAAAGGAATATAAGCAAGAACAACAGCAATTACCTATAGAATTAACTGAAGAATATACTAATCGTATAAAGAGAGACGAAGACTTGGTTAGGTCTTTTTCTGCGAAACCTACAGCCTGTAAATATATAAACAAGTTTCTTGCTTATATAGAAGAAGAATTCAATATGAAAATCACTCAAGCAAATTACATGCTACTCGCATATAAAGGAGGAAAACATGCCAAGCGGAAAAAACATTAGTTCACAGTATCCAAACGGGTTAAGAAGAATTACAGCTGAAGGTAAATTAGCTCCGAAATCTCTCAGGAAAAAGCATCGTTTGGAAAAAGATTGTACTGATGCAGAATTAGCTAAGATAAAAATCAAGAGAGAGGATACATAAAATGAATAGAAACATAACTAAAATAGAATTTATGGTCGAGTATGGGGGCGATAACTCTGTATTACCTGATTCAGTGTTGACTTTAAAAGTAATAGCGCATGCTACTTTTATAGCAGATTTGGAAAAGGCAATTTCCGTAATTTTGGCTAAACATAATTAATAGGAGAAAAAATGAAACATTCTGAAATTTTACGTGCTCGAAGGAAGGCGCGGCAAATAGGGAAAAATAGAGCTCCTTTGCTTTGTAAAAAGAAAAGGTTAGCTTGGTCAAAACCTTCGGAAAAAGAGGTAAAGCTTCGAAGAACAAATCCAGATAAAGATACATTGGATAGATTACATTTTGGTAATTTTTCACCTTATAAAACATTACCTAAAACTATCGATTTAGGAATAAACCGTCAAGCTTCTATGGAACATTCGCGATGTAGTGTAATTAGGTTCCCTTGGAGATCCCAAAAGGAGGAAAAAGAGGAGAGGCGAAAGCAGCGAGAAAAAGAACATCTAGCTTTGGAAAGAAAAAGAGGCTAATATCGTTAGTATTTTTAAAATTTAACGTGTATATTATAGTAATAAAGTAAGAAAAAAAACTATAGGAGATGTATGATGATAAATGAATATTCCCACCTTTATCTTTACGCCAAAGGTCATTACCTAAAAAGCGATGTGATAGAAGATTTGAGGCGCATTTGCGGGCCTATCTGCGGTATTGATCCCTGGGATATGTCAATAGATGACGTTATGCATTGGTGCCTTAAAGTTGCTTGCAAGCATATGCGGGAAGAGAAAAGGGATCTGTTAGATATTTTTAGAGATTTTTTAGGAGATATCTCCCCGGATAATTGCTGGAGGGTTGGGTACTATACAAAACATGCGTCGTGGGCTAAAGAAAGACTAACTGCTCCTTACATTTTTGAGAAGGCTGTTATTTATAAATGCTTAAGTATAATTATGATGGTTTCGGTAAAAGAACCTAAAACAGGTAAAATTCTTCTTGCTTTAGATGAACCCGATTCTAATATTCTTCCTTTAAACAAAAAAGCAAAGGAGCTACAACGTGTTTGAAAGTGAACGGATTATTACAATTACAATATCTTCTTTTCGTCATAGACTAAAAGCTGCTTGGAGATTACTTGTTTTTGGGCGAATAAAAGTTAAGGCAAAGTAAATTTTTTGGTATAGGATAAAAGCGAGTAGAATAGTTATGAAGACTGTAACTAAAAAAGAATTGAAGCTAATTGAACGACTAAATACTCCAGTAAAAGTACAAGAATATCTAAATCGTTTTATTAAGTACGACGCCGGGGAAACAGTTAAATCTTTTAGAAGAGTTGTAAGGACAAAAAAAGCTCATTGTTTGGAAGGAGCTTTATTTGCTGCTGCAATTCTTCAGCACCATAATTATCCACCCCTTCTTCTGTGTATGGAAGCTCGAGATATGGATCATATTATTTTTGTGTATAGGGATAATAACAATGGGTTGTGGGGGGCTGTAGGGCAGGCTCAACATAAAGAATTAAAAGGCAGAGAACCTGTGTTTGCGAACTTTAGAGAACTTGTGATGGATTACTATCCTCATTATTTTAATATGTATTCTAAAAAGCCGGATAAAGAAACTGATATCACATTAAGGGGGTATGCTATTGTTGATCTAGAAATATTTGAATTTAAGCGTGACTGGATAATACAAGAAGAAGAATTAGAGGCTGTGAATTCTTATTTATATGATGTTCCGTATCGTTGGTTATTTCCAAAAAATAAAGATAGCTTGTTTTATAGATGTGATGATAAAGGTGTAATTACAAACTTATAATAATCATAATAGTGGAGGTCAGAAATGTTTACAATAAATTTTATATTGCTTGCAATATCTATTACAGGAGTTATTTTCTTTAATGGCTCTAAAGAAGGTACAAGAAGGGGGGCGTTATCGGTTTTTTTTGGTGTTTGTACAGCTGTTTTGATTGTATTTCTATGTAGTTTAACAGTTATAAATGGAAAACAGTATTGTATAGTTTTAGATACGACATCAAAGCTTTCTGTCATCAAACAAAAAATCGAAATACAACAATCTCAAGTAAGAAATGTCTTAACTCAACTCCAATGCGAAGTTGACAAATACCTAAAACACGAAAAATCTACGTTAACTAACCTTACTCCTCAAAATATTGACCTACTCTTTGTTCATTATCCTCAATTAGCAAGCGCTCCAACTGTAACTAAACTGATGGATGAAATAAGATCTCTTAATAAAGGATATTATGATTATTTAATACAAGAACAAGATTTTATAGCAGAACTTAGGAGTATCAAAAACAATATTTTTTATCGTTTTCCCGTTGAAATGCCAGAATCAAATATACCGAAATAATTATTAAGGAACTCTCAATGAAATATATTTTATTGTTAGTGGTTATTTTAGCTTCAAATATTTGTATTGCTCAGTATAATAAACCTTCTATCTATGTGGATAATAGATATTCTAATATAACAAAAGTAACTTTTTCTCCAAACTGGGGGATAATATCTGTACAAAGACATTCTACAGGGTGGATTGATACGACTATTTTCCATTACCCTGCCGCTGCTACAGTGACGAGACAAATGAAAAATATACAACAACACGAAGGTCATTGTTATACTGTTACGTTTAAAAGTGAGTCTGATTATTATACAACTACTATTTGGTGCTCTAGTGAAAACATAGAATGGTCTTCGAAAAAAGGTCAGAAGTATGAGTAAGTTAGTTATAAAATCATACGATGAAGAATACGATTTTCCTTCTCGTGCAGGAAACGATCTGGAAAAATTTCTGGAGGGTTTGAAATTAGATACCTTCAATGAAGAGTATGTAGTAACTATAATCGTTGATAAAGTAGGTATATCAGAGGCATAATAAAAGGAGTTTTAATATGTTACCAGAAATAAAACCAGGGTATTTAATTGTAGGAAACGGACATGATCTGACGTCTAAAATACAGCATATTTGCAACGGGAAAGCCTTGGATGGTTATTATGCAACACATGGATGCAATGCAACTTGGTCTCTAGGGTGGTTCTATTTGAAATCTATGTTATTATCTGCCGAATATAATGGAGTTGTACATATATATTGGGATAAATTTTACAATGATGATCCAACTTACGATATATGGATTTATGAGATGTTAGGGGTACCGCAGCATTCCCTTATAAAGTCTTTAGACCATTGTGAGAAAGAGTTTTTAAATGATAAATATGCTTATTTATCATGGCCCTGGTTTGCATATGCTGCGATCATCAGAAGGGTTATTAATCCGGTACTGAAGTTCTTTCATATAAAACAAATCAACATTGATAAAGAGCATAATTGGTATTTTAAAGACTGCTTCTGCACACAACAATGTTGGACTCTTATAGATAAAGCTTCTGAGGATTGTATTGGAGAAGAGTTCAAAGAGATGAGAAAGGAGCTGATGCAGTATTTTCCAGACACATTTCAACCTGTGCAGTATAAGAATTTGTTACTGAATCATCCTAAGGTCTTTAAATTAAAATTTCAACGAGTAAACGGAATAGAACAAATATTTTAAAAGGAGATATATTATGTTATATTTATATATAGGAATAGCTTGGTATATATTTGGTGTATTTGGATTTCTTATTCATTGGGAAAGATCTGATATAAACATTGAAAGTATTTTACTTTGTTTATTTCTTTCTCTTTTGGGTCCTTTTACTTGGTTGTTAGTAAATATAATTTGGGATAAATCTAAATATATGATACCCTAGGAGGTTATATTGAATGGAGGAGTGAATGAAGTATATAAATGAAGAAAATGCATTAATAATACAGAGCTGGTGTGATAACCCTGAAGAAGGGGCTATCGAACAAGCTAAAAATTTAGCAAGGCTTCCCTTTGCTTTCAAACAGATCTGTCTTATGCCCGATACGCATCAGGGTTATGGAATGCCTATTGGAGGTGTATTAGCTACAGAAAATGTTGTGGTGCCGAATGCGGTTGGGGTTGATATAGGTTGCGGCATGTGCTCAGTTATGACTTCTCTAAGACCGGAAGATCTAAGTAAAGAAACTTTAAAGAAAATAATGGGAGAAATTCGTAAAGCGATTCCGGTAGGGTTTGCTCATCATCAGAAAAAACAAGACTTTGATCTTATGCCAGACGGTGATCTTTGTCCGGATTATTTTCCTGTTGTATATAGAGAACGGGAAAATGCTCTAACTCAGATTGGGACTCTTGGTGGGGGAAATCATTTTATTGAAATACAAAAAGATGAAACTTACGTTTGGGTTATGATACATTCTGGAAGTCGTAATTTAGGAAAACAAGTAGCCGATTATTATAATAAAGCAGCCGTAGAAATTAATGAAAAATACTTCAGTAAAGTGCCAAAGGAATGGCAGCTGGCTTTTCTACCCATTCATGATAAGATAGGAGATTGTTATCTATCTGAGATGCAGTATTGTGTAGACTTTGCCTTTGCTAATAGAAAACTTATGATGGATAGAATATGCGAGATTATAGGTACTGAGACTAATGCTGCATTCTTTCCTATGATTAATATTGCTCATAACTATGCTAGAATGGAAAATCATTTTGGTAAAAATGTTCTTATTCATAGAAAAGGGGCTACCTCTGCAAAAGAAGGGGAGGTAGGTTTAATTCCTGGATCCCAAGGAACCTGCAGTTATATTGTAAAAGGTAAAGGAAATCCGAAGAGTTTTATGTCTTGCTCTCACGGGGCTGGGAGGCGTATTGGAAGGAAAGAGGCTCAAAGGACGTTGAATCTAGAAGAAGAAAAACGTAAATTAGATGAGTTAGGAGTTATACATGCTGTAAGAAACACAGATGATCTAGATGAAGCTCCTGGGTCATATAAAAATATAGATCTAGTGATGAGAGAACAAGAAGATTTAGTGGAAATTATTACAAAACTAACTCCATTAGCAGTTATAAAAGGATAGATAATGAGAAAGATTATAGGTAACGAACCAAAGGGCATAAAAAATAATAACATTCAATACATTCATGATGTAGCGGAAGATATTATAAAATCTTTTTCTTATACAGAAATGAAGAAGGTAAATTTTAAAAAGGTAAATTTGAATTATCTTTTCAAGAAGTTTTATTCTATAATGAGAAAGCATGGTATAAAAAGAGGAATAAAGGTAGAAGGAGGGACTCAGGGATCGACCCCTGAATGGGTTATGTGTAAAACTCTATTTCTATCTATGCTGGAATCTGAATTGTATTTTCAACTTCTTTTAGGAGAACCTCCAAAAGATCTAAGGCACTATTAATAATATAATGAGGATTAACATGAGTGACGATCATAAAGGACATATTTGGTATGAAGAAGACGAAAAACCGGGGATTTTTGTTTGCAAACAAGATCCATCTACACTTCCCTCTCCTACACAATGTAAAAATTTCTGCCCTAATTGTGGTAGCGGGGATTTGGATCTTAGGAGAGAAACTGTCTTCGGAACTCCTGCATACATAGTTAGAGCAAGGTGTAGAAATTGTGGACATGTTTTTTAAGGGGGGGTATATATGCCAAATGACTCAAATATGTATGAAGACTCTCGTGAAGGAATGTTAACTGAGTACTCCGAAAAAATTTTAGCCGAGTTTATGTTGGATCCTGAAACTGAGAGGTTAAAGGGACATTTGCATCAGCATTTTATTAGAGGATTTATATCAGATGTTATAGATCGTGTAATAGAAAATCCGGAGAAATACAGAATATGATAGAAGATCTAAAGCAAATAGGTTTCTACACTCTTTCTAATGAAAGGGCAAAGAATTCTTCTCCTGTATCTCAAATGAAGAGATGTGAGATGATTATTACAGAATACTGTAATTTTAAATGCCCATATTGTAGGAAATTATCTCCTTGGATATATGGAGATAGACATATTAAAGAATTGGACCTTGAAGAGATAAGAAGGAACATCGATTATTGGTGCGAATTCGAACCTTTGGAAAATATTCGTTTTTCTGGGGGAGAACCTACTCTTCATAAAAGAATAAGTGATATAATTGCTTATGCAAAATTTAAAGGAATAAAACGGATTGCAGTATCGACAAATGGCTCTAATAAGCTTGATTTATATAAAGAGTTGATAGAGTTGGGTTGCAATGATTTTTCTATCTCTTTAGACGCTTGCTGCGCTTCTGACGGGGATGTGATGGCTGGAGATATAAAAGGGGCTTTTGATAAAGTGGTTGCTAATATAAAAGCTTTGTCAGAGCTTACTTACGTTACTGTAGGTGTTGTTCTCACTCCGGAAACAGTAAGTAAAATAGTTGATATTATTAATTATGCAGATTCTTTAGGAGTAGCAGATATAAGAATTATATCAGCAGCTCAGTGGAATGGCCCTATAAAAGAACTTGAAAAAGTTCCTGAAGAAGTGCTTGAACGACATCCTATCCTTCGTTATAGAGTTATGAATTTTCTTATAGGTAGGAATGTAAGGGGGATAAAAGAAACAGATACCACACATTGCGGTCTTGTCCTCGACGACTCTATTATTGCAGGAGATTATCATTTTCCTTGTGTGATTTATATGAGAGAGAAAGGAGCGGCAATTGGAAAAGTATCCTCTTCTATGCGACAGGAGAGAGTGAAGTGGTTTCAAGAGCATAATTGTTTCGAAGATGAAATTTGTAGGACCAACTGTCTAGATATCTGCATTGACTACAACAACAAATATGCAGAATACCACAAAGAAGATTGAATGTAATCGGTGCGGAATATGCTGCCTATCCGGCTCGTGCCCAGAAGGAATAGAAGATGCAAGAACGGGCGTTTGCAAGTTTCTAATTGTACATGCTAACAAAAAGACTTCTTGTCAGTTAGTTCTTGAGAGAAAAAATGTAGCTATAACTATTGGGCAAGGATGTGTTTTAAAGCAACACCCAATAATTTATAGTTATTATTATGAAAATTATAACAAACTTAAAGAGCAGCTTCTTTCTGGAATGTTAACTTTTATTGAAAGATACTACGAGCAAAGCTTTGATTGGTTAACCTGGCGTAACGGTAGTTTGCTTACAGTTTTGGGCATAAAGCATAGATTTGAGTCTATTATGTGGAATAAAGAGCAAATAAGAAAGTATGCTATTGGTTATTGCGAAGCAGATAATATTCCTTGTCGCCCAAAGGTTGGCTATGTAGCTGTAATGTTTGATACGAACGAACGAAATTGTAACTATTGGTGGACACATCTTACTAAGAAAGAATTTCTTACATGTTTTCCAGAAGTAAAAGATCTCAAAATCTAAGATGGTTAGCCTATTACGATGCAAAGACCGGAGTAAGAAATTACAACTGGTTATTTGCTAATATTAAAAAAGTAAAGTATGGCTATGTTTATTTTTTTGATATAAACAACCTACGTGAAATTAATAGGCAAGGACACAGTGTGGGGGATACCTATATCTGCTCGATTGTACAAAAAGTTAAACCGTGTGTTGATGGTGAAATTATTCGTTACGGAGGGGATGAATTTATTGTTTTGTCAAACAAACAAAATCTTCTTAAGACAAATAGTTTCTTTACTGTTGGTAAGGCTAAAGTAGTTGAAGGTAATATAATGAATGCAATAAGAAAAGCTGATAGAGCAATGCTTATAAAAAAAGAAAAGCTATGCAACTCTCGTTTGGATTAAATACTTTATCTGAAGATTTCTCTTTAAAGAAATCTGCGCAGTATGGTGAGACCTTAGTCCTGGTAACTCCAAATAATATTGCTTGTAAATGGACAGAGGACAATCTTATATTTCGTTCCTCTATATGGACTGAAGATGGTTTTCTTGTTAGTCCTTCTTTTCCAAAGTTTTTTAATTGGGGAGAAAAGGACAATCTTATTCCTCCACCAGAGAGTTTAATCGGAACTACGGCTGTAGAAAAAATTGATGGAAGTGCTTTGATTGTATCTTATTTTCACGGTAAGACCATTATTAGAACTCGAGGAACATTTACAGTTAAGGTGTTTGAAAACTCTGTTGAAATAGATTGGTTAAGAGAAAAATATCCAAAAGCTTTTGATTATAATTTAGGAGGAGATTCTGTTTACGATGATAATTTTACGTATATTTACGAATGGTATAGTCCTAAGAATAAGATTGTTCTTGATTTAGGGGATGTTCCGAGATTATTTCTGATAGGGGGAATTTTTCATGATGATTATAGTCTGGCTTCCCAAAGCTTTCTTGACGCAGCTGCTAAAGAACTTGGCGTGGAGAGACCTCCAACATATGTTTTTGATAGTGTTGAAGATCTGTTGAGTAAAGTAAAAGCTTTTGATGGTAAGGAGGGTATCTGCCTTTACTATAATAGGGGGCAACACATTAAGAAAATAAAGGGAAGTAAATATTTAGCTATTCACGCATTTAAGCATGATTTAAGTATAAACAATCTTTTAGAGGCTTATGTTTTATGTGGGAGACCGGATTATAATACTTTCTATGCATACATTTCTGATACATATGATTATGAATGTGCAGAAATTGCTAGGGGGAGTATATCTAAATTAGTAGATGCTAATAAAGAAGTAAACAAAATACTAGATCATATGCAAAAATTTGCTGATGGAGTTCGTCCTTTACCCCGCAAAGAAGCAGCTATAAAAATACTCGGGGCCTACGGTAAGACTTCTCGCTCTGGTTATGTGTTTACTTTATTAGATAATAAGTCTTTAGATGATGATGCTTACAAAAAATTACTACATCAGGTGATACCAAAATGACAGTCTATACGTTAGAAGAATCAAAAAATGTGTTTCTTACAGCGGATTTCCACTTCGGACACAATAATATAATTAAATATTGTAATCGTCCCTTTAAAACTACTGAAGAAATGAATGAGACTCTTTTAAATAATTACAAAAAGGTAATTACAGACACAAGCCTTGTTTATTTTCTTGGTGATATGTCTTTTGGAAGACAAGTAAGAAAAGAACAAACTCCTAAATGGTGGTGTGAGCAATTAACAGGAACTATTGTGTCTTATATAAAAGGCTCCCACGATCATGGTATAAGACCGTCAATGGCAAGTTTTCCAAAAAATGTGCAGAAAGTTGTTTTAGAGGATGATATCGAGGTGTTGGGGATTAAATTTCATCTTCAGCATGAACCGTATTTTCATAATGGGGAGAGAAGTTTTGATTGGCTTATTCACGGGCATGTTCATGAAGCAAAACCTATGTGGACCTCTTCCTCTCGTAATATTAATGTTTCTGTTGAGGCAACTAACTATGCTCCGGTGCTTTTATACGACATAGTAAATACTATTTTAGAAAGAGATAAACTTTTAAAGGAGATTTTTGGATGAAAGGGCCTCTTCAAATATGCTATCATGCAACCAATATTACGAATGCTGCGAGTATTCTAGAGAAAGGATTTAATCCAAACACGTGCTTTGCTATAGGTTTAGAAGATGCTGTTGGCTACGGTAGGGGAAATCATGTTTTTGAAGTTGTCTTTACACAAAAAGGGCTTGAAAAGGTGGATTGGCAATTTTGGACAAGCAAGCGTGTTCTTCCATCTCGCATTGTTGGACACTATACATTCAAGCGAAAGGTATTCTTTAACAACGAACGTTTGCGTGAAAGGATAAGAAAAAGTAATGAAAAAGCTATCTCATCAACAAAGAGCTGAATTATATACAAAAGCTTTTCCAGACTTTCCTCCTCTACTAAGAAGTAGTACTACAGTTTTTATTTATACGCTTGAAGATCCTCGGACAAAGACTATAAGATACGTCGGAAAAACCGTAGATTTAACTAAAAGATATATACAGCATATACATTCTGCGTTCCGTTATGATAGTTACTGTTATCGGTGGATAAAAGCATTATTATTACAGAAGCAATTCCCTATTATGAAAGTTGTTGAGATTGTAAAAATAGAAGATTGGCAAGAAAGAGAAAGATTTTGGATTGCAAATTATCCTAACTTAACAAATATCACGGAGGGGGGAACAGGTGGGGATACTCTAACGAAGAATTCTAATCGGGATATTATTAGAGCAAAATTACGTATTATACGTAAGGGAAAGCGTAATCCTATGTACGGAAAGAAACGTCCAGATCTTTCAGCGAGAAACCGGGCTTTAAAGGGCACCAAGCGTCCTGAGGTTGGGTTACATAATATTGGAAGAAAAAACCCTTATTTGTCTGCGCTTAATAAATCACGAAAAGGATTGCATTTGCCCCTTAAGACAAGAAGAAAGATATCAAAAGCGCTAAAAGGAAGACTGAAGCCTTATATGACGTTAAGGAATAAGCAAATGTCTGGTGTTAATCACCCTTTTTATGGTAAGAAAAGACCTGAACATTCAATTGCAATGACAGGTAGGCACCATACAATAGTAACTAGAGAAAAAATGAAACAATCTGCTCTATTATTGTGGCAGCAAAGAAAGAAAAAATTATGCTAGATTATCTCGTAAAAGAACGGGCAAATTTTTATAATGAGCAATTTAAAAAATATTCTGCATCTATGTTAAAATATGATGAGAGATGGGTCTCGGGAGTGTGGGTATTAGGTAATGACTATAGAAATAGTACTACTTATTATGGAGCTTATCCCCCGCAATATTTGAAGAGAATCCAAACTTTATTTCCAGATGCAAAAAAGATTCTACATCTTTGTTCTGGTTCTTTGCCGAAAGGAAATTATACTAGATTTGATATTAGAGAAGAACTTAAACCAGATGTTGTCGGAGACGTGCATAAATTATCTTCTTATTTTCCTAAGAAGAAATTCGATCTTATTTACGCTGATATTCCATATAGTACAGAGGATGCTCTACGCTACGGTACTCCAATGGTAAAAAGAAAGACTACATTACTGGAATGTGCTAAGGTTTTAGAAAAAGGCGGCAACCTTGTTTGGTTAGATCAAGCTTTACCTCAATTTGCAAAGAGAGACTATCACTGGTGGGGGTTGATAGCTATTCAAAGAAGCTCAAATCACCGAATTCGAGGATGTTATTTATTTGAGAAAGTGTAATGCAACCCCCGAGAAAAATAGAGAGAGAAAAAATTGTTACTGTTAAAAGCTTTCAAAAAAAGAAGCGGCCATTTGTTATTGAGTATAGGGCTAATCCAGAGGAAGTAAATAAAGGACACTTATTTGCTTGGTGTAAGGAATGGAGAAGATATAGTAGGTATGCAACAGAGAGGGATCGCAAGAAAGCGTTGGAAAGGTTGCAGAAAAGTAATCGTAGTGGGTGGGAGTATAGGGAGAAAATGCCTCGTGAAACTTAAGACATTGCTTTATATATTTTGTTATATGAAATGTTCTTTGTAATCTCTATGGCGGAACTGGAAGACGCTAGGTTCTATTTGTAGGTGATGAGCAGCAGATGCTCCTGTAGACTGGCTTTTAGATCAAGGTAGGCGAAGTGCGGGAGGTAAATATCTGAATAAGGCTATAAAGAATCGTATGAGAAGTTCTGAAGAGTTCGAAGCGGCCGAAAACTGAACTGAAATTTAAAGAGAAGAATTACTACTCTCAGATGAAAGGATATTAAACCAACCTGATCTTCGAGTAATTAAAAAGTAAGTGCAGGTCCGAAGCCTGCTAGAGATTATATTTGTTCTTTGATAAATGGGCGTGATTTGGATTCGACGGTGTTGGAAAGATTAAGAAGGCAAGTCGGGGCGATATAACCCGTAAAACTGTCAAAACCAAAAATGCTGAAAAATCCAGCAGCTTTGTTGACGAGAACGGTTTTTTAGTTCTTGCTGGCGAAGAACTTGTTGAAGCTTAGGCCAAAACAGGCAGCGTTCCTGATGATGTAATGCTGATAACAAATAGTCAGGTGGTGGAGGTTGCGGAAATCAGTTTACCAATTCTGATAGTTGTAAAAGATTGGATATGTCGCCCAAATTTGTTCATAGTATAGCGGCGAATGAAGTTGTAAATGAACTAAACTTGTAGGCTTCTTTTTTGATCAAATATCGGACCGCAGTTCGATTCTGCGCACGTCCACAAAATAACATTCAACATAAAGGAAAAATATTATGACACACACTTGCCCACTCTGTAATAAATGGGTACCCAAAATGCATATCAAAAATCATATTGCAAAGCATAAGGGTTATATTACAAGGTATCCTTATGCCTTGCAGTTAGCTTTTACAAAATGGCTAGTTAAACTGAGCAAGCTCGAAAATCAACCTATTGTTTTTTAGATTTTACGCTATTTAGACTCTTAGCTCAACTGGCTAGAGCAACAGCCCTTGGAGCTGTAAGTTACAGGTTCGAATCCTGTAGAGTCTGCCTCTGAATTATGCTAACATCAAAAGACGTTACTGCTGTTATTAGTACAAAAGGTAGATACGATACTACCCTTCCTCTTTGTTTAACTTCTCTAGCTTTGCAAACCACTCCTCCGGGTAAGCTTATCATATTTGATGATAATGAACAGCCTTTGAATCTCTTACAAGAAACTTCTTATCAAGAAATTTGCCAACTTCTTCGGATTGCAATTCCAAACTGGGAGGTAATTTACGGAGCAAAGAAAGGGCAAGTTTGGAATCATCAAAAAGCTTTAGAGATTGCTCCTACTGATTATATATGGCGATTAGATGATGATAATGTAGCGGGTGCAACAGTCTTACAACTTTTTATAGATACTTGGAACAATTACGATAAGATAGGGGCTATTGGAGGACTGGTTTTGGATCCTAAATCTATTCTTTCTTTAACAAAGCTAGCTTCTAGTAAAATTGACGACATTTATTTAGGAATAAATACACAATGGTTTATACCTTTCGATGCCCGTGTCTATCCAGTAGATCATTTATATAGTACTTTTCTTTTTAATAGAAAAGCTGCCTCTAATTACTGTACAAATCTTTCTCCTGCCGGACATAGGGAAGAAACTATGTTTACTCATAACATTTTGCGTAATGGCTATCCATTGCTTGTTCAGCCAAAAGCTGTTACTTGGCACTTACGTCAAGCTCGGGGGGGAATACGTTCCTTTTCTCAACGAGAATTTTGGCAACACGATGAAGAAATTTTTAAAGATTACCTACGTAAGCTAGGTGTACAAACTAGAGAGCTAAAGTTGATAGTGTTAGATTGCGGGCTTGGGGATCATATTGTTTTTAGAGAAATTTTACCTGAGATAAAAGCAGCTTTTCCTACACATAGACTTGTTATTGCAGCATGTTACCCAGAAGTATTTGTAGATGACAATGTTGAATTAATTAGTATTGCTGAAGCAAAATGGTTTCTTGGGAAAAAGATAGAAGATTACAGTATTTATAAGTTTGGTTATGCTCGAAATTGGAGCCTTCCTTTAGTAGAAGCTTTTAGAAAGTTATACCTTCCGTCGTAGTTTTTTAGACTTTATCTAATATTTGCGCTATATATTGAATAGTAACGTTCTCTTACTGTTCAGTATGGTACAAATGTACTCTCTTATTATTAGTCCATATAGTAAACCTCTTAAAAACGGGCGAAAAAATGCAAAAAATTATCCCTTTTGGCCCGAGTTGGTTGCGCAATTGCAGCAAAACAACTGTAAAATTACGCAAGTAGGAGTTGCTGGGGAAGATGTAATTACCGGGGTAACTTCTACTGTTTTTAATTCCCCTTTGAAAGATCTTATTCCTATTATTCACTCTGCTGATACTTGGATATCTGTTGATAATTTTTTTCCGCATTTTTGTGCTCTTGTTGCTCGTAAACCTGGAATTGTGTTGTGGGGAAAATCAGACCCTCGTATTTTTGGCCATATTCTTAATATAAATTTATTAAAAGGCCGCCACTATTTAAAGCCCGAACAATTTCGTTGGTGGGACGATGAACCTTTTAACCCGGAAGTTTTTGTTGCTCCGGAAATTGTCGTAACTACTTTACAAGAAAGTTTTTCTTATGCCAATTCAAAGTAGTAATTTTGATCAATATCCTCCAAGAACATTAGGTGAGTCTGGATATTCTGGAGATAGTGGTATCTCAGGTTATTCTGGATATTCGGGCTCTATAGGCTTATCCGGTTACTCTGGTTATTCAGGGTATTCGGGGACTACGGGGCCAAGCGGAAGCATCGGTATATCTGGAACATCCGGTTATTCGGGGTATTCCGGTTATAATGCTGGAAGTGGTAGTATGGGGCTCTCTGGCTATTCAGGTATAAGCGGCTATTCTGGAGATAGTGGTATCTCAGGCTATTCTGGAGATAGTGGTATCTCAGGCTATTCTGGAGATAGTGGTATCTCAGGCTATTCTGGTACTAGTGGTAGTGCTGGTGAAAGCGGTTATTCTGGAGATAGTGGTATCTCAGGTTATTCTGGAGATAGTGGTATCTCAGGCTATTCTGGAGATAGTGGTATCTCAGGCTATTCTGGAGATAGTGGTATCTCAGGCTATTCTGGAGATAGTGGTATCTCAGGTTATTCTGGAGTAGCTACTATTACGGCTGTGCCCGGGGACGATCACACTGCTACTGGATTAATTCTTTCCTTAACAGCCGGTATAGCTTTTGCTTTTGGAGATGTAGGGGTGATTGCCGCTAACGGAAATGTGTTGTTGGCTAAGGCAGATGTAATTGCTAACTGTGGGGCGATTGTTATGTGTGTTGACAATACAATTGCCTCCGGATCTTCTGGAAACTGGTTATTAAATGGAATAGCTCGAAATGATGCTTGGACATGGACAGTGGGAAGTGCTAATTTAATTTTTGTAAGTACTACAGGGACTACTGGCAATACCCTTACTCAGATAGCACCCTCAGAAACAGATAACGTAATACAAGTCGTTGGCATTCCTACCGCAGCTACTAGAATTTATTTCAATCCACAATTAGTACAAGTTGAACACTCTTAAAAAGGAATTTTATAAAATGCAAAAAAATCTTATTGTAACTCTGAATATTGGAAATAAATATAATTCTATCGCTAAACTTACTCATCCTACTTTAAAGAATTATGCTGATAAAATAGGAGCTGATTTTATTGTTTTAGATAAACAGCAAATAAGCAAGACTTCACCTCAATGGGAAAAATATAGAATATTTGATTTATTGAATAAATATCGTAGAATACTTTATTTTGATACAGATCTTATAATTAGAGAAGATTGTCCTAATTTATTTTCTATTGTACCTGAAGAAAATATAGGTCTATTTGATGAATCTCCTTTCACAGATAGACAAGGATTAGTTCAATCCATAGCTGATTATTGGGGTAAAAAAATTGAAGTTAAAGAAAAATATTATAACACTGGCGTAATGGTTGTATCAAGAAAACATAAATATTTATTTGTAAAACCAGAACAAGAGATTGACAATTTTTATGAGCAAACATATTTCAACATGCAACTTGCTGAAGCAAAAGAAGAAGTGTTTTCATTAAATTATAATTTTAATCGTATGTCTTGTATTGATCGATTCACAGGTATTTCTCGGCTTGATGCTTATATTATACATTATGCTGGTTGTCCTACATTAAATTTAATGCAAGAATTGATTGTCAAGGATTTGGATAGTTGGGAAAAAGATTCACCAAATTACAAATATAAACAGAGGGTTTTAATAAAAGTATCAGGAGGATTAGGTGATCAGTTAAATGCGCAACCTGCAATAAGATTTATGAAAAATAAAGTATTACCTGAAACTGAAATTAACATAACAACACACTATCCAACCTTATTTAAAGATATAAATGGAATTAATATATTTTCGCAAGAAAAATTTGTTGCAGAACAAGATACACCTTATCGAGTAGTTGAAAGTTTTCCACCACCATCTTCAACAATGTATTCTATTGTGGGGAATTTGTTGTGTCATACTGTTGATTACTGTTCTATGGCTTTATTAAAAAGAACATTACCATTTCAAGATAAAAATATCAAATTAAATGTTACATTAAAAGATTTACAAAAAGTTATCGATGTTGTAGGAATAACAGATTTAAGAGAATTAATATTAATACATCCAGGTAAACATTGGGATAGTAAAACAATGCCGTATAAATGGTGGGAAGAAATAATAGATGGATTAGTAACTGAAAATATTCCTGTTTGTATTATAGGAAAAACTGCTAAAGATGATGAAGCAGGGGTTTGGAATTTTGAAGATAGAAAGGGGGTTCTAAACTTAGTAAATTTATTAGATTTAGATGGATTAATAGCTTTAATATCTCAAGCAAAAGTTTTAGTTAGTAATGATTCTTCTCCAGTACATATAGCAGGAGCTTTTGATAATTGGATTATTGTTATTCCTACAGTAAAACATCCAGATCATATTCTACCTTTTAGAAATAGCTCAACAAACTATAAAACTGATGCACTGTACAGGAAACTAGTTTTAGATGATTATTCTACTTCTCCATTTGAATTAAATGAAATTACAGTAGACAAGTTAAAGAATACTTGGGATAATTATTTAGTAAGTCCTAAGCACGTTGTAGAAGTAATTAAGAAGAGGTATTTAGAGTGTTAATTGATACAGCATTTGCTATCAAATCAACGGGGGAAGTTTGGACTTGGGGCTATAATTCTTCTGGCCAGTTAGGGGATAATTCTACTACTAATAGATCCTCTCCTGTTGCTGTAGCTGGGGGGCATAGTTTTAATAACATAGTTATGGGTTATTATTTTGCTTTAGCCCGTGTTAATTCGACTGGCTTGTTATATGCTTGGGGAAGAAATGCTGAGGGAGAGCTAGGAAATAATAGTACAACTCCTACATCTTCTCCTGTATTAGTTGCAGGTAATCGTAGTTATAGTAAGATAGTTGTAGGAAGACAGCACAGTCTTGCTCTTGATGCTTCTAATGGTTATGTGTATGCTTGGGGGGATAATAGTAAGGGGCAACTGGGGAATAATTCTACTACTAATAGATCTTCTCCTATATTAGTTGCAGGTAATCGTAGTTATAGTAAGATAGGAGCCGGGGACTTTTTTTCTTTTGCAATAGAAGCTGATACTGGTCGTATTTATTCTTGGGGGGATGGAACTTATGGAACATTAGCTGATGGGGCTACTTATACTGCTCGTTCGTCTCCTGTAATTATAAATGATGCTCGTAGTTTCTGTGAAGTAACCGGTGGCTTCAATCATGCTCTTGCTCTTGATGCTTCTAATGGAACTGTTTATGCTTGGGGTACTAATGATTACGGACAATTAGGTGATAACACTAATACAACTAGGCTTTCCCCAGTAGCTGTTGCAGGGGGTAGAAGTTTTGATGAAATATCAGCAGGAACTAATCTATCTCTTGCTTTAGATAAATCGACTGGATTTGTCTATTGTTGGGGTAATGGAGGTTCTGGACAATTAGGGGATAACACCCGAACAAGTAAATCTTCTCCGGTTGCTGTTGCAGGTAATATAAGTTTTAAAGAAGCAATTGTAGGATGGGATCATGCGTTTGCTTTAGATCAATCAACAGGATATGTGTATGCTTGGGGAGCTAATGATCAAGGACAATTAGGTACAAATGAAGCTGCTGCAGTAAAACATTCTTCTCCAGTTGCTATTGCAGGTAATATAAGTTTTTCGGCATTATCATTTCTATCTCCATTTTCAACTACTTTTTCAAAAGTTGCAGGAGTATCTCAAGCATCAATTAGTAAAATATGTGGCGTACCATTATCTTCAATAAGTAAAATAGGTGGTGTTACAAACTAAAGCTTTATAATAGTTCACATACAACAATTATAAAATAGAATAACGGCAACAGAAGTAACAATGCTTAATACTGGCACTGGTCTTAAAAAAAATTGTCGGAGTTGCAATTAACAACACCAAATTTGGCAGCTCAATTACAAGTTGTAGTTAATAGAGCAGGTTCTTCTGGACTTTTAGGACTTATGGATGATGTAGCTATTTTTAATGGAATTCTTACACCTACAGAAGTGTTGTTGCTTAATACTAGTATAGGTTTAAAGAAGATTGCTGGTATTACATAATTGAAACCTGTACAACAGATTATATTTTAATAATACAGAGATTATTAGATGACAATTTTTACATAAGCTGTTATATATTGTATGACAGACTTTTAGTTGCCAATTAAAACAATTTCTTAGTCGTCTATTGGCGCGACTATACAAACTAACTGAAAGGACATTTTTATGTTCCACTCTCATTTTGTTTTATCTCTCAAAAACTCCCAAGGACAGATTCTTCGCGAATTTGGTAACAAAGTATATCTTCCTTTTTATGAAGAATACAAAATCTTTTTAAAAAACCTACGTTCACAGAGGGCTGTTGTATCTCTTAAGATTGACGGAACGGATATCTTAGGAGGGAATCGTCTTGTTATATACGGAAATGATTCTATAGATTTAGAAAGGTTTCTTGAAAAAAATAATCTTCTTACAGGCAGGAGATTCAAGTTTGCACCTGTTGAGGGTAATGCTCAAGATCCTAATTCTTCAGAAAATGGTATAGTTGAAGCTACTATTCAATGGGAGGCTTTTCCTCAAATTACCTGGACTTATTCTCCTCCTTCAGGTACAGGCCATTATCAGTTTTCTACTACACCTATGTATACTCCACATTACGAAACCCTATGCGGAACTGCTGGAACTATCGGAACCATAAATGCAAAGAGAATGTCAAGTGTAAGTAACATGGCTTCTTTTGTTAACCTAGAACGGCATATTAACTCTTCGCAAAAGGGAGTTACTGTTGAGGGAGGTATTTCAAATCAAGCTTTTAGTCCTACCATTGTTTCTTGTCTTGGTCCGGAAATAACGACTATTAGACTTCAAATACTAGTCCCTGAACAAACAGAGACTACCGTAGCAACCACCAAAAAGGTATATTGTATTAACTGCGGTAAAAAGCTAAAGAACAATTATAAATTCTGTCCGCGTTGTGGAACTAAACAAGAGTAGCGTGGGTTCTAATAAAGCCGTTAGTTATAATTCTAACGGCTTTATTTTTTAGGAGAGATACAATGATAGAAAAAAGAGATAGGTTGGTTAAAGATACTATTTTTATTTGTGATTTCTGTAGAAAAGAAATTCAGTCTTGTTATTGTAGTAAGGTGTGTTATATTTGTGGAAGGCATGTTTGCGAAAAATGTGGTATTTTGTTTGAACCTTGCTATAATTTAATAGAACCAAATTATGATTGTGATCATCCTGATATAGTATGTAAAGAGTGTTGGCAGTTAGGGGAGCCTTATAGAAAGGCTATACAGATTTATCGTGAGGCCGCAGAAAATAAAGAAGAAGAATTATGGAAGCTTTGGAAAGAGGAAGTTAAAGTACATAGGGGGGCGTAAATCCAGAATAATCTTGGCTCAGCAGCAAAATATTTGTACCATAAGCTATTTGTAAAGTAGCAGACCCTGGGAGCCCTTATTTTTATAAAGAAGGTGAATATGGAAACAAAACAAGCAACAAATTATTTAATAGATTGGAAATCGTTAGACGAAAAAGCTATAGAAGATAGAAAGAATTATTTGAAGATGTTGAGAGGATTGCTTACAGATTTAGATAATTTAAAATCTTCTGCCATAGGAGCTATATTTGCTAAATGGAATGTATATTTTATAGATGTAGACGAATTTGATAGAGTTAATCTAGATATCCCCAAATAGGGCGTTCGGTTAATTGGTAAACCATTGGTCTCCAAAACCAAGACTGTAGGTTCAAGTCCTATACGCCCTGCTTAAGGCTTTTAAATTTAACATATATGAAAGAAGTATGAAAAAGTCAATTTCTTCCGCAGTAAAAAGATTTGGTAAACAGCGTGAATGGGCTAAGCATCTTCGTAAAGATGGTAAAACTGAGGCCAATAGAAGAATTAGGAGAAATAGTAATAAGCAACAAAAAGAGTTCGCAGTTTTTGCCGGTGTAGCCAAGCGGTTTACGGCAGCAGATTTGTAATCTGCCGAGAGTAATCTCAATCGTGGGTTCGAATCCTACCACCGGCTCCCCCCCATTTCCTTGAAAAAAACAGTAAAATAACAGAAGATTTTACGCCAAGAACAACGTGTATTATATGTACATGAAGAAAATTAATTAACAACGGGGGTTGCTTGTGGCAGAAGTGAAAGCCAAATTAGTTTTCACAAAATAATGCGTAGCCGACAATAGACAATGGTGAGCAGGGAAATTCTATTGCGCCCTTACAGGTAGTAGGTCGAACCGTGAATCCTGTCAGGCAACCCTATATTTAAGGAGATGAAGATGAATAAGAAATATGAAGAAGGCGACTTAGCACAATTAGCGGCAGACTCATTCTTTGAGGGCTATAAACTTGGTATTACAACAGGAATCAAAGACCTTGAATCTCAACTCAAAATAGACTGGCATAAATATCCGGAGGAAGTGCCAGAAGATACAAGTGACAAATGGATAACACTAAAAAATTGTAACTACACAAAAAAAGATTATTACTGGGATGGCAAATGGAAAAACTATGACGGATTGGTTGTTCGTTGGGCAGACATCACCTACCCAGAACCGTATAAGGAATAATAAAGATGGACTTTACTAAAAATGAAATTGTAAAAACTCGAAAGATTCATAAATGTTGGGGATGTGCAAAGGAGTTTCCGATAGGGACTAAAATGCATAGGCAAACTACAAAAGATAATGATATAAGAACAGATTATTGGTGCGGTAAATGTGTTGATAAATTACAAAAATTATATAAAGAGCAAATTATACTTCCTGAAGATGGAATAGATTTCGGAGAACTGAATTTGCCTGAATATAATTTATTATAAGGAGGAGAAATGAAATATTTAATTATATGTGATAGTAGATATAGAAAACATAGTGATATAGTTTTTATGGTTGATAGAGCAAAAAGAAAAGACACTTTTTGGTCAACAGATATAAATGATGCACTATTTTACACGTCAAAAGAAGCTGCACTTCTTAAGGCAAAATCGCTAAAATTAAACAATCCAAGGATAATTGATTCTGATACTGCATTAAGTATACATGAAGAAATACAGAAAAGTATAGAACATGAAGAAGCAATGGAAGCTTGTGAAATAGGATGGGATGGACATAAATAAGGAGAAATGAAATGACACGATATGTAAAAATGATAAAGGGATTAACGGGGGTTAGAGCGGTTGGAATTAATGATTATCCATCACGTCAAGAAGCTGATAATGCACCAGAGCTCGAAGCATCTATACTTCTGTTTTGCGCAGAGGTAGAAAGGCAATTAGGAAAATGAATAAAAAAGATGAGCGAATTGCTATTAAAAATAAATTTGGTGGAAGATGCGCTTATTGTGGAGAATTATTACCAGATAAGGGTTGGCATGTTGACCATGTAAAACCAGTAATTAGAACAGGGTATAAACCAGAGCCAATGTATTGTAAAGAGAATGATAATTATGATAATAAATATCCTGCTTGTGCAAGTTGTAATATCAATAAACATCAATTAAGCATAGAAGAATTTAGAAGGATGATTAAAAATTTTACCCGAACGATGAACGAAAGACTGGTTCAATACCGAATTGCAAAAAAATATAACTTGATAAAAGAAACAGGGGAACCCGTAGTGTTTTATTTTGAAAAGTTTAACTCAGGAGAAACCAAACAATGACACACATAGACCGTGAACAGCAATACATCACCTACCCAGAACCGTATAAGGAGGAGAAATGAAATGGCACGGTATGTAAATATATACAAAGGCAACAAAGAGAATGATTATCTTGGTGCTATTTATAATACCAGAAACAGTGCCAACGAAAACAACTTACCAGCAAGAGGGCAAACATCTGAAACCGTCCGCATCCTCAATGAGCAAGAGGAAAAGGAATTTAAGGCAGAGATAATTGAAGAGTGTAAACAGGAATTACTTAATCATTTGGCAGAAGTTATTTATAGACAGAATGATTATCCAATTCGTGCTGTTCCACAAGCTACCATTCTTTCTTTGTATTGTTACTCATGACTTCTTGTCTGAATATGAAAGTACAATTTCTTTCTTAGAAGAACTTGGACTTGCCGAACCGTTACCTAAATGTGAATGGAGATTAAGATTTGATAAAATTGATGAAGTAGTTGAGCAAAAACTATCCAAGCAGGTAACGGAAGAAGAATTTAAGAAATTTATGCTTAAAGTATATAATGATTGGCAAAATAATCCAGATAAGACTGCTATTGATTATATGCTTGAGCAAATTTTCTCTCATTACATCCTGATCCCAAAGGAGTAGCAATGAAATGGCAAAAAATAAATATTAACAATATGCCTAAGAACGAAGTATTGTGCGCTAATTTCAAACAGGGAACAAGGGGCTACAAAGAAAAGATGATTGGCTATGTTTCAAAGTTTCTGAATAAAATACAATGTTCTAACGAAACCGAAACACTAATAGATGCGACACACTTCATAGACATAGATAAATTTGATGAAGAGGTATAAAAGAATAGGAGATTGTGGATTGCAATACCTAACAATATTCTATAAAGCAACCGGAAAGGAAAAGTAAAATGATACCACGAGAAATAAAGAAGGTGATCTTAAAAGAAATAGAATCATGTGTAAGACTGTATAAAAATTCAATAAGAATAGACTGTCCTAAAGTTGCCAATAATTATATAGAAATTGCTATGGAGAATATTGAGAAGATTATTAAGGATAAATTATTATGATACCACAAGAACTAATAGACTTGTATAGCTATTGAAGGATTAATGGAGGTGAAAGATGAAAGAAATTAAGTTCAGAGGAAAAACAAAAGATGGAATATGGCATTACGGCTGGCTTTGGCAATCACCCGATAAAAAGTATTGGATAAAAGAAGCAATAGAAAGAACCCATAGCGCAGATTATGAAGTTATTCCTGAAACAATCGGACAATACACCGGACTCAAAGACAAGAACGGAAAAGAGATTTATAAGGGGGATATAGTGAAATCAACAGATCCTAATTGGGGGTATGGTGGGCAGTACGACAAAGAGAACGATGGCTATCTAAGAAACGAAGTTCCATCTTTGGATAAATTAATACGTGAAGGTGCTGAATGTGAATATACTTTCTTGTTAAGTGATGAATGTGAGGTTATCGGCAATATTTATGAGAACCCAAAATTATTAGAGGTGAAAGATGAACTCAGCGATTGAAGTTAAAAACAAACTTATTTATGCATTGGAAAACCTTGAGTCTTATCATGTAACAGAAAATTTATTTAGGATGGGTTTAATAGGCAAGGAGAACGTGCAAATAGCAACAAGAGAAATTAAGCGAGCAATCAAACTAATTGAGAAAGAGATTAAAAAGTGAACTCAGCGATTGATCCTGCTCCAAGTCCTTCCTTTTAGCTCCTTTTAGTAAAACTTCAAAGCCATGTGGTAATATTATCATATGGCTTTTTTTATGTTTAGTATAATGTATTAGTAAGCCTTTAGTGCACACGTGTTTGTAATGGAAATTTCCATAAAATTAGCTATATATAGTATAGAAAGATTATAGTAAGAGTTTTTGTTTTTAACCACAAGGAGATAATTCCATGAAGGAAGTTAGCAAAAATGTGATAGTTGGTGCTTTAGGTGAAATGGCGCAGGAACTAACTATTACAAAAAGTACTGTAGAAAAGTTTGCCGAAGATCTCTCAGCTATGAAACCAGAAGATATGGACTTTGACTTCGTAGATGAAGCTCCAGGGGTTGAAGGCGAAGGCGAAAATATAGATAAGGGAAAAGAAGGTATCGAGGATAGTACCGAAGAGGGAAAAGAGAAGCTTCCTAAAACGAAAGAGGAAGCAAAGAAAATTCTCGATGAAGCTACAAAAGATATTCAAGCCGTAATTGATGGCCTTGATGGTATTCTCGGACAGGCTGAACAAGAGAAAGAAGCTGCTATTATCAAACGTCCTAATGCTAAATACGCTTCTAATTTAAGTACACTTAGTAAGAGTGCCGATGAAGCTATAAGGGATGCTAAATCTGCATTGAAACATTGGTCGTATTTGAAGAAAGCTTATCATCCAAAGGAAAGTATATCCAATCTTACACATCCAGATTTAAAACAAGTTGCAACTACGTTAGAACAGATGTCGATTTTTGAGAAAGCTATGAACAAGTTAGGTTACGTTCGGGCTTCAAAACAAACTACAGCTACTGCGGTTCCTCCAACAGGGGCAGACTTCTCGGGAGATTTATGGCCAAATAACAAAGACCCGAAGGAAATTGAAACACGTCATTGGCAGGCAGGTGCTACCGAATTTGACAGAGACAAAGCTAAAGAGGACAAAAATCCAAATCCCGCTGTTGACCCTCGTTTAACAGACGAAGGCAATCCTCATGATGAAAAGCCATACGTCAATGCTGCTCTATATGTTCCTGAAGATAATAAGTTTGGAGCTTATTGGGAGATTAAAGATTCCAAGACAGGTCGTAGTATTGTAGCTTCTTTTGCTAATCTTCCTGATAAACAAGGTCCAAAGAACGAGAAAACTTTTCAATATTTTGCAAGTCCAAGATACGGTAACCAAATTGCCTCTCGAGTTATTCAAACTGGTATCGAGGAAACGGCAAGTGAATTAGGGGCTAATTTTGCGAAAACAGCCGAACTCCAATCTGAGGCCCGTGCGCCAAAAATTAAAGATAAAGCAAAGGTTCGAAAGTATTATGCGGAAGCTTTTGGTGATCGTTCTTATGCACGTGAACTTACTTCTACTCAAAAAGAGGCGGGTGAAAAGGGTGCAGTTAATAGTGATATGAATGTAGAATACAAACCAAAAGATGATAAAGTAGAGTCTACAAATACAGGAGAACAGTTTGGAAAAGCAAAAGACGGTGCAGGTAAACTCTCTTCACAAGAAGCTCCTGCAGCAGATAAAGCAGTAAACAAAACTGCCGCGGAAACAGTTGTAGAGCCTACCGCAGAAGAAAAAGCTTTGATTAGAGCAAGAGCCGAAAAGGCTGTTGAATTAGCAAAGATTTGTTCCAGTCGCGGAGGTGTGCCTTTTGTAAAGAAAGCCATCTTAGAGAAGGCGGCTGAGTATCTGCAGATGGATGATGCAACATACACAGCAACAGTCAATGCGTTAAGTTCTCTGCCTATTACAAACGAAGCGGCTTTAAGGGAAGCTCATATTCCTGATACCGAAATAGGTATTGTAGGTAATAAGAGCGAAGGTGTACGAACACCCTTAGCAAAAGTAAAGACTGAGGACATTAACTCTTCAGTTAAATCTGACGCTAATATTAGCAAAAACGCTTCTTTAGTTCCTCAGATAGCTGTTGATAATGAACAGAGAAAAGATATAAGTAATTTATTTACAACAACAATGACACGGTTGCAGAAGATGGGAGTTTCAGTTAACAAACTACATCGCCCAACTTATTCACCGCGTTCGGGTCAGTAAAAGTTTATTCGTCCAGAAATGGAATCGTTATTTGTAACATGTAAAACTTTTTTAAAGGAGCCATAAATTGGCAAAAGTATCAGTTCTTAAATCTGTTTCCAAGGATAGTTTTCCTATAATGGATGCGACGGTTACGACTGGATGGATTCCAGGTACTGCCTTCACACTCAACTCGCTCGGCTACGCTATTCAAGCTGCTGTCGACGAAACCCTGTTTATTGGCGCGGACGATGAAGATGAAGTGGTATCTCCACCTTCAGGTTCATTGTTAACTGCACTCTACGGTTCCGGCACACGTATTCAGATTGACCATTCTGCAGAAGTTGCTGCCGGTTCAAGTACATATGCGTTTGACAGTAGTGTATTGTCGGCTATTCGTGGTCAAGACTTGTATGTAGGCACCGACGGTAAGTTCACAACAACCGTAACAGGTTCTGTTAAGGCGAAAGTTGTGGAAGTCCCTGCGGCAGGTAATAATTATACTTTGGACTGTATTTTACGGTTCTAAGAGATTAGCAATCTGGTAGTCTGGCTGTGTTTCGCCGCTCTGTCTGTTCTAGAGGAGGAGTGATACCTCCTCTAGGAGCTAAGGTTACGCGTATCGACCAGTAGTAGTTTAAAGATACGCTTTTCTTGCTCTTTAATTAGAGCTTGTTTACGTAACTTCGGTTGCGTTTTGTTAACTAAAAATAAAGGAGTTCACTACAATGAACAAACCTATAAACGGTTTCGGACTTCAGAAAGAAGCCGTTCCCATGAACGATCCTTACCAGACTTACGAACGGTCGGTTCTTGACCACGACGAAATTTGGTCAGCTTTAACTACGGAAGCAGGTAGGCAGGCAATTGGTGCTTAGTAATTTGGGCACCCGTAATAGTAATATTACGTTAAAAAACTAACAAAATGCTGGAACATCTCTTTTAATGCTAGCGGTACCTGACAGGTAAAAATCCGAGAGCAGAGACAATCAGCAGGAAATTGAGTATGTGGACAAAGAACGAACGAGAAGAAATCTCTCTAATGAGAAAAAATCCTTTACCTGATTCTTTAAAAGGATTGTTAATAGGAACAGTATTAGGAGATGGTTGTTTACAATGTATTCGAAACAATGATTCTTTAGCTTATCTTAAAGTAGGAAATAAGATAAAAGAATTTGTAGAATACAAAAAACAATTGTTTTCTGCTATTACTCTTTCTAGTACAATTATTCAAAGATGGGAATATAAAGGAAAAGATAGTTATCATTTTAATACTATAGCACATCCTGACATCTTTAAGCTTTACCAGCAAATGTACAGGGATAGAAAAAAAGTAATTACCAAAGATGTGTTTCAAGATCTTACTGTAGCAGGATTAGCTTTATGGTATTTAGATGATGGTTATTGTAATATTCAAAAAAGAGATTATTTTTTAAGTACATGTAATTTTTCTTTAGAAGAACATCATATGATGAGAGAATATTTAAGAAAAAAATTTAATATATTTACTTCTATTATTCATAATGGAAAATATCTTAAATTATATATTGCTCATAAATCTAGAAATCAATTAGAATATCTTCTTCGTAACTTTATCCCTGAATGCATGCTTTATAAGTATGCTTCTACTATTCAAAATCCCCAGAGACTGAACGTTAGTCCCTTATAAAGGTGAAGATACAGTCCGAACTCTACAGAAATGTAGAGAAGGTAACAGAAATGATTACCTCCTTACGAAAGTAAGAGTAACAAATTGCAAATGGCAGTACCTATTCGTACCGAACTCGACTATGTTGGCACAGCACGTAAATTTTTCGAAATTGACGTACTTGCACAAGGTCAGATTGCTCGTTACGATAGAGATATCAATGTCCCGGCCTATACTGTTGCAAAACGTGGTAAAGCTAATGAATACACTGTTGAAGGCGATTACGTAGAGCCAACAACCTGGGAGATTTTCTCTCCAGCACAGGTTCGCTTGTCTCATATCCAACAGCGCAGATTCAATATTCTGGATAGAACTCAACAGAAGCTTCGTATCCAGACTCAGGTTCAGGAAGATGATCAGTTTTTAACTCTTTTGAACACTACAGCCTCCGGTAATACCACTAACAATGCTGTTACTTCGGGTTCAGCTGGTGTTTCGAAAGCCTTCTTGAATGAGCTCACTTCCGTTGTCATGGATCACGATTTACCTTGCTACGGTCTCCTCATGCGATTCAAGCAGTTCAAAGATTTGCGCGGATGGGACAATACAGAGGTTGATCCTGTAACCATGAGAGAAGTTTTGGAAACCGGCCTTTACGGCACAATCTGGGGTATCGACATCGTTGTTAGTCGTCGGGTTGCTTCTGGTTATGTCTATGCAATGGCCGAACCAAGATTCTTTGGAGTGTTACCTATTAGAACGGAGTTTATGCTTATGCCGGATGACGATCCAAAACAGGCCACTATTGGCTATGTTGGATACGAAGAAATCGGTATGACGATTCCGAATGCTAATGGGCTGGCCCAAGGCACTGTCTAATAGTAGGTAAGCAAATCCTACTCCTCACCTTCGAAACGGCCGTCAGCGAAGGTTGGGAAATGCAAAGACTCATACCAATATGAGTCTCGCGGTCCAAAAAGGGTGAGAAGGAGCTAAACGCTCCTTCCACCATTTTATTTTCTACATGTCTTACATTACTCAACAACATAATAATTATTTCTCTTCCTGGCGTAAAAGCCTCGCTTCTCTAGAACTATCTGACAAACAATTAGAAAGTATCGATAATTGTTTAAGTATTCAAGGAGAACATGGTAATTGGGATTATGATGAATACATGCGGGGTATGTTTAATGGTATAGAAGTAATAGATAGCATAATTGATAGTAGAGAGCCAAACTTCAAAGAAAGCCCTAAAGCTAGTTTAAAATTAGATTGTATAAAGCATGATAGATTTCAGAGAGGCTCGGGAGCATATAAGTGTTTACAATGTGGAAAGCTTACTCGAAATACAGGCCACGATGAAGCCGAAGTAAGGTTATGTAGGAAGTGTTATAATAAGGCTGTTTTAGAAAATCAATATGCTGATGGATTAATTTCTAAAGAGCAATACGAAGAAGAATTAAAGAAACTGTCTTCTAATTTAAAACTATCTTGGGAAGAATTAACAGAAGAAGAAGAATTAAAGATAAATATACTTCATGCTATATATTCTGCTGAAGCTGTATTACCTATATATGAAAATAAATATCCTAATGACAATAGACCTAGATTAGCTATAGAAGTAGCAAAGATAGCATTAAAATATCCTACTGCAGAGAATAAAGCTAAAGCTAGTGCTGCTGGTGCTTCTTGGGTTGCTAGAGCTGCTTCTTGGGATGCTTCTTGGGTTGCTTTTGCTGCTTCTGCTACTGCTTATGCTACTGCTGATGCTGCTTCTGTTACTGCTACTTGGGCTACTACTGCTATAAAGTATGCTAAAGGAGCAGCTAAAGAAGCTAATATAGATATAGATTTCGATAGTTTATTATATAAAGCTCAATCAGATATATGGGAATATATTAATATATCAGAAGCTAATAATACTAGTAAGACTAGTTTGAAATTAGCTTGGGAAGGGTCGTGGTTAGTTGGAGATAGTGAAGAGTTTCTTGAAACAGGTATATGTCCTCAATGCGGATCTGAGTTAAACGTATCTCTTCAGCAAGGGGGTTACAGCAACGTTTATTGGTGCCCGAATTGTGATTTTAGTATAGAACCTATTGTTAATTTGCACGAAGCTTCTCTTAAATTAGCTTGGGAAGAAGATCCTCCTAATAATCCTAACAGAACTTCTATTGAAAATATAAAAGATTTTATAGGACCTGCGGGAATATTTGTTACTGATTATAACAGTCTTATTGAATTATTAAATAAATATTCGATTAATGCTTACCCTACTATGTTGGATGCTTTAAAACACTATGAAAATAATCCTGAATTTAAGGGATACCTTGTTAAGTACCCTCCATATACAATAGATGAAAGGATATACTTAGAGATTTCTATGATTAAACGTTCCCAGGGAAGCGAAGTTTATACAACAACGTCTTCTTTAAGGATTTACTAATATGGCATATTCAACAGAACAACAATGGTTTATTGAAAAGTATAGAAGCTTCTTTTCTATGCGTACACAAATGGCTGCAGGCTCTTCATATAAATTAAACGCACGTATGGGAGATGAAGAACTGTGGGAGGACTTAAGACTAGGCTTGAACTTCTTTAATTCTTATCCTCCTATTACAACTACATATTCTTTTAAAGATCTATATGATGCCTCCGCTCAGGCAACTACTCAAGGTATTGACCCTCTGGCTCCCGAAAGTGAGACTTCATTATCAATTTATATGACAGCCATCTTTATGTGTGCTATGTTCTTTACAGGTACACGTTTACAATGGTTTGAAGCCGGAAAGCATTTTAGATATAATGATAATGGTATTAGTATTGAAAGAGTTAAACAAGCTGATTATCAAAACGTAGTTGGTAGTAGTGTGTTACAATACATTACTACTGTTATGCCTTTACTTAGAAAAACTCTTGGGTTTGATAGAATACATGTGAAGGGACAATTTAGTGGATTAATTGCATTCCCAAGGAGCTTAACACGTGGATTAAGAGGAACACGGTTGGGGGGATAATAGTATCATATATTTTTGTATATAAATAGATACAAAAATATATAAAGGAGTTGATCATGTTTGATTGGATAAAAGAACCGACATTATTAGCAGCTTTATTAGCATCCTTAACAATCCTTGTAGCCTTGGTTCGTTTCTTATTTTATATCTATAAGAAGACAGAAGAAACAAAACAAAGTGTAAACAAAGCAATGCTCGATCTTGCTAACGAACAAACTGATCTTGTAATACAGCATAGTAAGCAATTATTAGAAGTAGTTGAGAAAGTAAATATTACCATTAAAAGCATGGATGCAACTATTCAAAGCTCTATTGCCATGAATAAGAGTGTTAAAGAATCCACTGACCAAAATATACAAGCTACCAGGGAGTTGAAAGATTTTCTTACTAACACCGTGGTGCGCGTCTTACAACAACCTTAACTGAAGAGATAAACTATGACTACCCCTCTCATCTCAAACTTGCCGCTTCTATTGCTTGTACTCGTGTACCTGCTTTCTATGTATTTTCTTGTTCGTTTGTTTTATAAAACATTTCGAATTATTAGACAGAAGAAGGTCAATGGTTTAGAATTCTATCGTAAACTAGTGGCTATTTCTATAATTGTTACTATGGTAGATGCTACTTATACAATAGGAGTCCGTATTCTGTACTTGTTTTACCCCTTACAAGATTATATATATTACGGAATTGCTCCTATTGTTGTCAAAACTTTAGTTTTATTTTGTATTTGGGGGTTTTATTCTATTCAAATGGGAGGCACTTTACATTGTCTTTCTTGTAAATATTGGTTTGACAAAATTAAATCATTTTTCTCAAAGAAAAAGTAATAGTTATGAACTGGAGAAAAGTATTATCTTGGGAAGAACCAGAATTAAATAAAAAGCAGAAAGCTAAAGCTAATATCTTATATGCTATATATTCTGCTGAAGCTGTATTACCTATATATGAAAATAAATATCCTAATGACAATAGACCTAGATTAGCTATAGAAGCAGCAAAGATAGCATTAAAATATCCTACTGAAGAGAATAAAGCTAAAGCTAGAGCTGCTGCTTCTGCTGCTTCTGCTGCTACTGCTTCT